TTCTTCTCGATAACACCGCGACCGATCAGAACGTCTTTCTTGGTTACTTTGCCGTCACCACTTAGATCTTTCATAACATAACTCCTTCAGTTATCAAAACACTCTTACCAAGCCACCACTGGCTTTCCAGTTAATACGCTTCGAAGACTTCTTCTTTTTCGAAGCTGACGTACACTGTGCCATCGTCGGACGACAGGCAGGATAACTCTTGCGCTTTTCGCCCTTCTGACGACCACAGGGCTTGCCTGTCTTACAGTCAACCCAACCCTTCCCGTCATTCTGGGAAAACCATTTGCGTAATGAGTTGTCCTTCTCCGCCATTAGTAGTTATTCGTCTCTTTACGACGCCCCTCTATAACTCCGCCGCAGCCGTAAGCAATATAGCCGCCGTCCTTCATCTTCTTCTTTACCGGGCGCTTGCGTTTCTTAGAAGATTCGCCCCAGTTGTCGGCTCCCACCTTTCGACACTTGGCTACCGCTCCGCTTGCGTATGCGCTGGGCCACACCTTGTACCGAGCTTTGACTTTCTTTGCGCAGGCGTCGAGCTTTTTCTTTTTCTCCGCCATTAGTTGTCCCCTCTGGCGTCTTGGTAATTTGAAAAGGTATTTGTCCACGACTTATCAAGGTTAGCCTGCCTTTCTGTTAGTGTGGTTACAGCTTGAACCAGGTGGTCCATTTTGACATTCATAACCTCGGTGCGTTTATCTACCGTAATTAAAGTACTCACCATCCAAATAAGCCCTGCTGAAGCAAGCGCCAAGAATGTCCCCACAACCATGTTTAGAATGCTTCTATCCACGCCTTTATCACCACATCTTGCACGACCAGTATCTGGCCGATAGTTTATCTAATTTCTTCGTATCACACCCATGACGTGCTCGGAAAGACTTCCTACGCTTGGGATCTGACTTCTTGATCGTCATGTTGGCGTCGCCAAAGCGAATGATCTTCTCCTTGCCGTCCTTACAGGCCTTCACAACAGACTTCTTGCCACCCGAAATCTGGCGTTTGGGCACGTTGCACTTCATCTTGGACTTGTCGATCTTAGCCATCAAAGTGGTCCCGCGTTTTTAATGTACGTTATATCAAGAGTAGCAGATGCTGTAATTGTACCTCCGGCAGAGTCCGCCTGTGCCCGGACTTCAATATCTGTGCATTCACTAAAAACAATAGGGTTCCAATACGATATAGCCGTGCTGTTATTTGCCAGCAAAACCCTGTCTTTTATGTTAAACACACCGTCCTTGGGTCGAGCCTCCAAAGAAAAAATAGCAAACTTTCCAGAGGAAGAAGATGCCGACACATCTTTTTGATGAAGATACGCCGTGTACCCCGCAGGAACCGTCCAAAGACACATCAAAGTCTGATTGTCACCAATCGCCACTGTCGCATACTTGTTTGCAGGAACACCGCCACTGGGAGTTGCTTCCGTCCCAACATACAGCACACCTGCGTTTTGACCACCTGAACCAGCCGTATTAACAATAACACGGTTAACGCGATACCAGTTTAAAGCACCGTTAAGTTGAACACCCGCTTGACCATTTAAGGAGACGGTTACACTGATCTCTTTGAAGTCAGCATCTAAACCTGAAACAGTAGCAGTCCTTGCCCCTGTTCCCGTCGCAGTGTCTGCTGTTGAACTGCTTGATATGTACATTGTAGACGCGGCAGTCGGGTAAACGTAGATTCCGCCCTGTGCCCAGACAGTCTCGGCGGATGTTCCTATTGCTGGGTTGTACCCAAACTTATGCACGAAATAGTGCCCAGGGATTTGACCCCTGGACACCTGAAGCTCAAAGGGCTCAGATGTTCCGACCTGGGTTATAGAACGGAGATCGTAAGCCACGGGACCCCCTACGACAAAATAATTGTCAGTTGGTTTGCGGCCCCTGTAAAGGCCGAGACATAAACACCTTCAGAGGCAATGATGCCATCGTCAGGAATGTTCATGACATGGTGCCCCGTAGGGAACGTCTGCGTGAGCAAAGTCCCCCCAGATGCGCTTCCGTTCTTGAGAGTGAACGCGCCCGCTGCGGCGGCATAAATAACCACTTGCCGAAGACGAGAGCGAGTAGGCCCGACAATCGCTGCCGTTGTGCCTTGAACCCAATTATATGCGGTTACTGGACCTGCCATTTAAATGCTCCTATTAGCTAAGTGCTGCGCCTACAGCAGTAACCCAAGCAGCGCCTGTATTAATAACAATGCAGTATTCGTTGTCGCCCACGCCATTGTCGCTAACCATATAAACTGTACCAACGGCAACATCGCCGAATGCAGGGAGGTTAGCAGTGGTAACTACTGGGATTTGGAAACCGTTGTTAGAACGAACGGGTCCGGAAAAAGTCGATAAAGCCATGTGGTTCTCCTGTCGTGGCTAATGTCAGCCGCACCATGCGACTGTCAGGGATGCCTAAACAATACAGAAGAACAAAACAAAAAGAAAGGGGCAACCGAAGTTGCCCCCAAGATACAAACTGTATCTATTCTTAGGCTGCGCCTGGTGAACCAAACACGGCACGAGGATCGCTAAAGCCGAAGCTATAACGCTCACGCGCTTTGAAGCGCATGTTACCTGTGTCGAAGTCAGATTCCATGTTGGTGGACATTGGAGTCCGCTCAAAGTGGACGAAACCACGAGGTGCGTCTGTCTTGATAAAGAACGCATCTGGATCTGTAAGGAAGTCGTTGACGGCATAGCCTTCAGGCAACATCCCCATAGAACGGATTGCGTTTGTATCGTTGTCCGCTGTACCAACACGCAAGTTGGAAACCATCAAACGCTCTGCAACGAATTGCAGCTGACGTGGGAGGATCAACTTCATGCCGCGTAACGCAACTTTAAGACCACGCTCGTCAACAAAACCTGCGATGTTGATCAAAGCATCTTCGAGAGATGTTTCGTTCAAATCCGCAGCTACTGCTGGTTCGTTGGCAAACGTACCACCGGAAGTAAGTGGGTGGTTAGTTGCACACAAAGCAACTCCGTCGCCACCAGCAGATGCGCCAGCGGTGAAGGCATTGTTAAGAACTGCAGCAGCCTTAACTTGCTTTGAGTGTGCCATTGAACGAGCCAACGCACGAGTGTAACGCGAACCAAGACGATCATAGAGATTGTCTTCGATAGCTTCCTCAGTGATTGAGAAGGCCAGCGCCACTGTTTCGTGGTTGTAACGAGCAGTGTATGCTTCGTTAGCGTCGTCAAAGTTAATTGCACCACCTTCCGATTTGGTCGGTGCTGCGCCGAAACCAGACAACATAACTTCTTCCTCGAATGCTCGATCAGAAGACTCTGTTGTAAAGATCTCTGCGTGTTGGTTTTCGTACCGGGAGTACTCCATACCAAACAGCGCGTTGAGGCCTGGTTCTAGCTCTTTCGCTAGTTGTGCGCGTGAAATAGCCATTTGTTAGACCTCCTTATACGCCTGTGTTCGCTACTGTACCAGCAACAATAGCACCGTTTCCGGAGTTAAAGCTGTTGTTCAGTCGAACGATTACGGGGATACCAGCCGCTGTGTAGTCTTGGTTTTCAGGGTCGTCCTGAATACCGACAATGCGCAACTGAAGCGCAGCGGTGGTGGCGATTGTGCTGACACCCAACGTAGCAGAAGAAATACCAGTGGACGAAACGCCACTTGTACCCGCTGCGAAGTTCGCATTAGAAAACACATGACCGCGAGCAGTAGCTTCGCTTGTGAGCGATGCACTGGATGCGATTACAAATGTTTGATTCGGGTTGTCATAGACAAAGGCTTTGATGGGATGATTAGAATCCGCACCAGAACCAGGCCATTGGTTAGAGAAAATCTTTTCACCAGTAGTAGACGAAACGTATTCACATCCCCAGAAAACACCAAGAAGACCTACAGTGCCCCCTGCAGCCGCGCCAACAATGTCAATAAAGCCAGTTGAAAGCGGGATAACAGGAGAACCTTGATAGATCGCGTTAGTGTTTCCGGAAGCAATACGATATTCGGTTGTACCAGTGGTGTTTGCGCCAGAACCCTGGACGCCTACCGGACGTAGTCCGAATGCACCGTTAGTATTTGCCATCGTAGCAATCCTTTTTCAATTACTCGGAGTCGCGACCGCGACCGCCGAAAGTTACACGACTTTGCCGATTGTTCTGAATCGGCATTGAAGGATGTTGTTCCTTCATCAGGTCCTGATCTACAGCAGTCATCTGTTCGCGGGTTCTGCCCCCGTAATATGCAGTTCGTTCTGCTACTGTTTCTTCAGGTATACGGCACAGCATCAGTCCGCCTTGTCCGATAATGCCCTCATATCGACCATCGTCAATAGTAGGAGCTTCGTAGTTGGGGTACTCGTCCTTACGAACTGGTTCCCAACCTTCACGCAACTTAGCGTTTACGTTCATCTTGTCTTCTTCGCCGCGCATTGCGACTCGAATCCATCGATGCACGAACCCATCAGGTGCGGGCGGTGCGGAAAGGTGACTGGGCGGTGCCCATGGTTTTCTGCGCGTTTCTGTATCGCGGGTTTCGCTTGCGCGAGGTTTTCTATCAGCCATGTTATTACTCCTTCACATACTTGGCGTATTCTTCAAGAGGTACGCCTAGCTTCTTAGCAATCGCTACTTGTGAATGCGTCAGCTTGACCGACCTGCGCCCCTGTTTAGTGCTGCGGGATGCGGAGTTACCTGCAGAAGCGACCTGGCTTCCTCCACCCGATTTCTTAGTCGTCTGAAATTTATGCGGAAACTCCGCACGAATACGACGATCAACCTCAGTATAGTACTCATCGCTGCTTGGGTCAAACCCCTCGTCATCGGTGAGTTGACTGTGCAAAGCAAATGCCGCCGCAGTCATAACCTTGTCCCTGCCAAACCAATCGTTTTTTGTGGCCCAATCTTGAGCACGAGGATCAGGTTGTTGCTGTTGTTGTACAGGTTGTTGTACAGGTCGCTGCTGCTGCTGCTGCTGAACTTGGACCTTAGCCTGTTCTACACGAGCTTTTGCAGTGTTATATCGCTGTGTTTCTATCGCGATATTAGAAAGAGCCTGTTGAGCCTCCAACATCCTATCCGTGTCGCCCGCTTCGTAGGCTTCCTTGTAGGCACGTTTGGCTGCGTCAGTTTGAGATTCAATCCGAGTCCCATACTCACTTAGATAACCTGTGTCCAAAGCCTGCACACGACTTTTCAGCTTCTTGTTCTCTTCAAGCAACTGAGTTGAAACGCGAACGGCTTCAGCCTTGTCCCGCTCTTCTTGACGATACTTCTCCGTGAGCTTTTTTATCCGACTCTGTACGCCCTTGCTGTAAGAATCTAACTCACTTTCTTCGGGAGCGGAGGCAACAGAAGTTCTCTCTTCTTCTTGCTGCTCCGGTTCTTCAACTACAATATCTTGTTCTTCATCAGACATAACCTGTCCCCCTATATATGCTTTACGTCGTCAGGCTCTAGTAGAGTAGCGATAACCTCGTCATCATTAATGATGCGGACCTCGCCTCCATCGATCTTAAATCGAGAGCCAGAATAACGACCGATACAAACCCACTGACCTTCTTTACACCACGGCTGGCCCTCGGGGCCAAACTTGTCGGGATCTTTGTATGCCAGGGGTCCGAGCTTCATCACATAAGCTACAACTGTAGCCACAGATTCACGTTCCCGAATCTCGTCGGGAATGTAGAGACCACTCGATGTCTTTTCTTTGCCTTGATACGGCATGACTAAAACCCGCCAACCTGTCGGCTGCGG